AGTTAAAATAATATTATATTGTTTTTATATTATGGATTTTCTGTTTCAAATAGCGCATCGAAGTCTGCTTCAGATACACCTAGTAATCCAAGAATGTCGGCCTTTGTTGCCGCTGTAACTCCAGTTACGTGACCATCGGCATCAGTACTAATCTTATATAGACCAGAAGTTTGCGCGCCGCCAAGTCCAGAAGGAGTTGGATGCGTATATGTAAACTCGGTTGCAGTACCAACAGCAGTAACATGACCAAACTTATCGAAGGTAATGCTATTGATGAAGGTATTTGCGGCGGCAGCTATACTGTTCGAAGTACCCGCGCCGGTTGGCACACTATGGCTAATTGTGCGGTCTGCTTCAAGAGAACCACCACCTGTTAGTCCTTCACCCGCGCTAATAGTTATAGTTTTTAGCGCGCGAGCCGCTAAGTCATCTACTAAGCTAGTAACCTGAGATTCGACAATTTGAATAGGCTGGAAGGATGCACTAATAATACCATCGGCTTCAGATAGTGCCTGTAAAGTTTTATCTGCTCCAAATCCTGTAATACTAGACTGGTCTAAGGCATTAACAGCATTAGTAACTGTTGCTACAGTAGCAAGTTTGTTGGAAGAAGAATTGTAGTTATCCGCAATTCCATAGTTACCACTTAATACGCCGTTTGCATCAATAGTTAAATCCGCGCCAACCTTAATACTACCAAGCTGAGAAGCGGAAGCAATTGCATAGATTGTATTATTTGCGGTAGATGTATCGCCAAGAATGATGCTTCCTTTCTTTACTTTAAGGTCTTTCGCGGCGGCAATTTCTACATCATCGTTTGCGCTTAACTTACCGTTTACTGCAAGTGTGCTATTTAGTGTAGCCGCGCCAGTAACTCCAAGAGTACCAGTAATAGATGTATTACCACCTACAGTTAGATTTTTATTAGTGGCAAGAGTTACATTATTGTTAAATGTAGATTCGCCATTAACAGTAAGCGTACTATTTAACGTGGCAGCCCCAGTTAAGGTGGCTGCACCAGTTAATGTGGTCGTACCAGTTACAGAAAGATTAGCACCAATATTAGCATCTTTACCAACTGCTAAACTCTTTCCTGTGGCAATTGTTACATCATCATTGAAAGTAGAAGTACTTTGAACCTATAGAGTAGTATTTAGTAAAGTGGCATTTGGATAAGTAGATGCGCCATCGGCTGTTACTGGTGTTCCTACAGTTAGATTCTATTCTAATGTAGTGTTGCCCTTTGTTTTTAAATATCCAAGTAAATCTGTATCTGTCTTTTTGGCATAAATGTTATCACTAGTGATTTCAATAAATCCCGCGCCAGAAGTCCATCTGTATGTATATTTGGTATCTAGGTCTACATAAATCTTACCTTTTTCACCGCTAGCAGTCTAATCTTCTTCGCCCGCCTGATTGGTTTTTCCGCCAAAATATTCATTTTCATACTGATAATTACCTTCTACACCGGTTTTATTCTTATAGAACTTTCCATCATGATAAAACCCTTCTAGTATATCATCTACATAAGAAGGTAACTACGAAGTTGGTACAAGCCCATTTCCATCAAGTGTTGCAATACCATTTGCAACGCCGCAAGCATTAAAAACTGCGCGCCCAGTAATAAGTCTATTATCATTGCCAGAGGCTAATTCTGGATGAGTCATCCATGTGCTCTTGCCATTTGCATCTACAATACCCAGGGGTTCGGCGCTATCAATTATACCATAAGTAACACTTTCACCTAATAGATTAAGTGCGTTAGAAGCTGTTAGGATACCACCTTCGAGTTCATTCAATTTAATGGCACTAATTAAATCGCCTTTTTCCCAGACATGTCTCTGATAATTATTATAACTCATTTTATCTCCTCCATTTTAATTAGTTGGCTTTTGTAGCCTTAATTGTCGGAATAGTTATTGCCGCGATAGGAATAGCAGTAGCATAAATATAAATACCGTTTGCTATGCTTTCACAAATCGGAGCAAAATATCCCGAAGTAGCATCATTTAAAGAAAATACAATTTCACAATAATGATTAGCGGTGACTCCAGAAGCTGTGACAGTCGCGCGATAAGGATACTATGGATATGTGGTATCCGCGGCCCAAGCAGAAACTGGCACCGTTACATTCTTAAAAAACTTTATTTTTTCATTTAAGTTATTAACTGTGGTTTCCATAGGCTGGATTTTGCCAAATAAAGTATTCATTTGTGCGCCCGTATAACCAAATTGATATTCTGCCATTTATTATGTCCCCCTGTAGTCACCAAATAATTGCACATTATTTGTATCATTTAAATACTTACCTTGTGAATCTTTTAATCTTTCACCAATTAAGGCACGTACATACATTTGTTCTCCATTTACTATAAATGGCGAACCATTCGAATCAAAGAATGGAATTAGTTGTACGCAGGAACCACCAACCATCACCCAATTGGTTCCATTATATATATACCAAGTACCTGGTTTCCATCCTGAATTATAAACATAAGGCTGTAAAAATTGGAATCCATTGTCTGTAAGTACATTTACTCCATGAAACTTCATATTTATCGCCTCTTTATTCGGTACGTTCCCATACATATACAGTTATATATGGAGGAAGGAATACATCTGGCGGGTCTTTACCACCGCTGCTATTAATAGTATGCGTATGTGCGGCGCTGCGTCCATATGACCATGACAATTCTCCATAGTTACCACTACCACTTTCAGTATTGAATGGGAATGTTACACGGCCACCACCGAATGCACTAGAAGTAGCTGGCACCTGATGGCTATGGCCAGAACTTTCTGTTCCCATTGAATGGGTATGATTTGGTAAGTTGTCCGCTGTTAAACGAACCTGGCCACCAGTACTTTTAACTGGTTTATATGTATCACCCACTGCTAATAAGAACTTATCTTTAATCTAAACCCATGTGCCGCCGAATAAATCCGCAGGCGAAGTGGCCGCGGTAGTTAAATAAATTGAACCAATAGGATAAACCGAATCAAAATCTATATTGTTTCCGCCGCCACCGCCTGCACCGCCATCGGCCCATGTAACATCTCGGATCTTATTAGATGCTTTTACAAGCACTTGTCCAGTAGTACCGCCTGCGGGAAGTTCATACCAAGGGTCGCTAATTTGAAAAAATAACTAGCCGGATGTGCCATTCGCTGGAAGTGCTACGCCATAACTAGTAGTGCCAAGAGCAATTTTTTCTGTCGCAAATCCACCCGAGCTATCTCGTAAAACAATTGTATTAGGATTATTTGTGCTTTGTACATCTGAAGCCAAAATCTTCTAACCTTGTGCAACTGACATATTTTCGGCCTCCTTATAATAAAAATGAGGAACTACTCCTATAATGGAGTAGTTCCATTATTTCCTTTTATATTATATCATTTTATATAATATTTTGTCAAATGTTTAATATCTAACTTTAATCCAGATTCGTCCATCTACTTTAATATTATTTGTGCCCCATTCTTCGTAATCTGGGATTTCAGATACAATACCAATAATGGCATCTGGGTAGTTACGGATTTCTTCACGCGTCATTGCATCAATGGTGCCACCGGGCGCAGAACATACTGCCATGCCTGCGTGATACATTTCGCGTGGCATATATGTGTAGGCAAGTACACGACCCGAAACCGCAATTGGGGTTTGCGCGCGCTCAGTTTCACCTTGACTAAAGCCGTAGGTATCAGAAATGATTGATGCGCCTGGAGTTAGACGTTCATCAGAGATTGAGAGAATACCATTGTCATTTTCTACAACACAAGTACCGGGAGTACTAACAATGGATTCGCGGTACTCCGCATAGTCGTTCCATACGGCACCGTAAATAGCATCAGCATAAACTGCGCCATTATCTCGAATAACTAATAAGTCTTTATAAGATCTACCAGAGTCAGATGATTGTTGAAAAGTAAAAACTGCTGTATTAGCAGTAGAATCGTCAGTAATGACTAAACGCTGTCTATAAGTTCCATCATTCCAATCAAAAATATTAGCTGCTGGAAAAATTAGATTTCCTTCTATCGCTGTATTACCTTTGACATACAATTTATAACTATAATTCATACCTGCAATTCCTAAAGAGCTTCTAAAATATCCATAGCCACTAGAATTAGCATAAAAATTAATTCCCCCCTGACCGACTTGTATTTGTCCATCAGTTCGTAATAATGAAGAACCGCAATAAATACCATCAGTAAACCCGCCACCATCATTTATTCGAAGCCATTTATCATTTATAGTAAAAGCTTTTTTACTATTTAAATAAATATAATTTGGTGCCATTAGATTGATAATATCAGTTGAATCATTAGCTTGTCGAATACGTAACTCAGTACCGCCTGCCGCACCTGAAGATACTTGTACAATTTCAGAAACATCTGATGCATCACTTGTACTTTCTACATATGGGTCCCAATAGATTCCGCCATTTTTAGGTGGATGGAAGCCGCTTGAAGACATATGGACTTTTGTATTATAATAATATATATCACCATCTACATGTACTGCTTTATTAAAATAAAATGGTATATTAGCACTATTTGTAAAATGACACCAAGTTGTGTTATTACTACCAATAGTTACCGTATTACTCTTATTTGTAATTTTAAGCAAACCACCAACAATTTCATTACTCCAACTATTATCGCCGCGATAGAATTGAGCAGTTGTACCAGCAGTCTGAATGGCGGTAGCTGTGTCTGCATTACCTGTTAAGTCACCAGTAAATGTAGTGGCATATAAATTGCCAGTAGAAGGATTAACATATATGCTATCATTTCTATATGTATAATAACTAGTATTATTAGTTGCGGTACCTACAACTCGATCTGCAAATAAAAGAGAATAATTTGCATTTGTAGAACGAACTATTTGTCTAGTGGCAGTATTGGTGTTACCGCTATCATAGTTGGCATCGGCAATCCATCTATTATCCGTGGTTGCCGTTCCATTAACGGTAATTGAACCTGCATTAAAATAGGTTAATGTAATAACACTGCCTACCGCATAATGGGTCGTTAATCTTCCAGAATTATAGTAGCATGGTATTGCACCAGTGGTTGATCCATCTGCTAAAGTTAAATTAAGTGAAGCATTACCACTTGGGTCTCTATTAAGATAATATTTAATAGTTAATCCATCATATAAAGAAGTAATAACAGATGACGTTCCTGTCCAAGCTCCAGTTTTACCGGTTTGGGTTCCTTTAATTATCTCCATGTCATCAAGCTTAATTTTATCTTCTTTTGACATGAAACCATCCGTAGTACGTGTTACATTTCCTGGCGCACCAGTAACCCCACTCCAGGCAACCGCTGAAGCAGTTGCGGCATTGCCAGTAATTGAAATATCCCAAGAGCCAGAGGCACCAGTGCCAGTTTTAGTTACAGTATAATTAGTATAGTTATAACTATCTAATAGTACACTCCATTTAGCTACATATGTACTTTTCCAACCGGTTCTATAATGTATTCCATAATTAGCATTATTAGAATCGTTATGAGAAATATAAAACTAAGCAACACCACCCGTACTTGCTCGGCTTACAATCAATTGTCCATATCTATAAGGAGCAATACCATTATTAGTATTTGCATTTTCTGGATTATTTGTTCCGGTAAAGGCTGCATTCGATGCAACATAATAAACTCCTGGTTCATACTAATCCCATGATGTATCTGTACCTATATTTATTGAAGTCTTTAATATGTCATGTAAAGCCCAAGTCTATTCACTAGTATTAACTGATAAAGATTTATTACCAATTTTTAATGTATGCGAATGACTAGAACCTGCTGCATCTGTAATTCCATAACCACTTAATGTTGTTGGATGAGCGGTTAAATCGGTAAAAGCATAAGTAGGTTTAGCCATTGTAGTGATTTTAATATCAGTGCCATTAATTTTGGCAAGAGCATATGTGGTATTCCATGCAAGAGTGGCAACATTATTTGCACCAACAGCAGTATCGGTTTCAGTTAAAATCTTTGCCCAAGTATTGGTATTAACTGGCATATAATACAGAGAGCTATTACTACTAAATCCTAAACGTGCTTCATAATAATTAGTTCCGCTGCTAGGATGCGTTTTTATAATCATCTCAGCATTGGCATTATTATTATGTAACATGGTTGTATTGCTAACGTTCCCTAATACTGTTATTGTGCCAACAGGAAGTGTAAATTCATTTGCTGCAATCGCGGCTGTATGAGTACCCTTTCCTACAACAAGTGCAGTATTAGCCGTACCACTCCATGTTCCACTTGTATTTAAGGTACTTGTTTTTACTGTAATAACACCCTATGTATCCTAGGTAACAGAAGATACGAATGTTGTCGCGGAACTACCGCTTGCACTACTGCTACTGACAGCGGTTTGAACTTTCTTAAAAGAAGATTCTGCACCGATAAGTTCCCATAATGAACCAGTCCATAAATATTCAGCATCATTATAGATAACAACATCCCCTGCAGATGGAGTAAAATCAGCATTATTAATTTTAACTTTTGCAGTTGTTAAGCCATCTACCATCGCAGTTGTTGTAGTACCCTAATAACGTAAAGCACTGGAAAGGCCTAAATCTCCTGCTGTAACATTTATCGCGGCTTTAAGAGTCGCTGCAGTTACTACATCACTTGTTGTTCCATTTATAGTTTTAGTTATTTTTTTATTAGTAGAATCCCACGCTACATTAGTTACGCCCGCTGTTTTAGCGACGGCATAATTAGTATAATTTCCACTATCTAATAAATGTAACCAATTACCCCAAGTAGTAGTGTCTCCCTATCTACGATATATACCATTTACATTAAATGCTAATTCGTGCGAATTACCGCCTGATGAATCAGCCCATCCTCGTAAGCCTATGAGATATGAATATGTATCTGTATAAGGAGAACCAATAGTAGAATTCTTCTTTAAACCCTAAAATATAATCTAATTAGCATAACTATTTGGAGTCGTTGCTTCTGAACGTTTATCTCCAACTGTTACTAGCTATGAGTGATTATGTGCTGAAGGAGTGAATGTACTTGGTTTACCAGTTAAGTCTCCCCATGCATAATGGTCCGTCCACGGTACATTAACATATGCAATCCCATTCTTATCCGATTCAACCGCGTAATACCTTCCTGAAGTTGTAGTCCTAGCTACAATTGTAGGAGTATCAGTATTCGTTGCGGCCGCGGTTGTTAGTGTTGCTGCGTCAGTAGAACTATATGCTGGCTTTAACCCACCTAACACATTATAAGTGGCTAAAGGTAAAGTATAACTATATGTATTGGCAATAGTTAATGCGCCATTACTATTTGTTATGTTAATATTAGAACCTTTCTTAAAGTTTAAAGCAGTAGTATTATTACCTAAAATCTCTGTACCTTCTAACTGAATTGGTCTATGTGTATTCGTATCAGGATTATTAACCCATTTCGCAGTACCCGCGCTGTCCCATCCTAAGAACTAGCCGCTAGAACCACCCGTAGGAATATGTTTATTTCCTTCACTTGTTGGATGTGTATATGTTGAATTAGTATTATACCCCTAATCTCTCACCCAACTAGTTCCATCATAGGTTAAAGAAAGAACCGCTCCGGCCTGCCAACCATTTGTCTCTGCGTTCGTTCCTGCACTCGTAGTTCCATACTGGACAATAGATTTCGCGCCTGTCTCATTTACATTTAATGTAGGCGCGGTCGAAGCAGTATTTGCATTTATAAACTTGACATGAATAGTAGTACCTTTAATTAATTCAAAACCATTAAGGGATACTGTTTTTTCGGCCTCGCTAGCAGCGGTAGAACATTCACCATATGCTGTAGAAGCAATATTCTGGTTTGCAGAGTTGTCTATCTTAACCTGCTAGATTAGGCCAGAAGTTACTTGCGCCATAATTATCCCTCCTTATTATGATGGTACTACTACATCTCTTGGTGTTGAATTAAGTGTAGGCCATGCGCCCGCAGCACCATTAGAAGCAGAACCAATTGAGAAAGCGGTTCCAAGGCTGGGCGCTGTGCCAGGAGTCCACGTATCAACCTCTTTTACTGTAATTGCTGTATCTAGTTCTGCGGCGCTACCAGTAGTAATTTTAAGCACACCGCTGGCTACAGTTGCTGTCATTTTAGTTCCTACGCTTTTTATAATAGGAATCTCTGTCTCTTTTATAGAAAGCGTAGGCATTGTACCTACATTAGTAACGTTTGGAACAGTTATGTTCTAAATATTAACCGTAGGGAAAGTACCGCCGCTCAAAGACACAGATTTAACAACACTATCTGTACTAGACTTTAGTGCATATGAACCTTCATCACCTAATAGTTCCCACTTCGCGCCTGTCCAAACAAACTCTTTATTATCGCCCGAAAGCACTACATCTCCAGACTTAACAGTATAATCGGCGCCATTAACCATAATAACACTGGAAGTATTTCCATCTGCAATCGCGGTTGTGGTAGAACCAATAAAGTGCATAACACCAGTTAGTCCTGCAATTTTACCGGCGACGTAGTTTGCGACTGCCTCAGTAGTAGGTAAATCCCTGCTATTCTTATTCATACCTGCGCCCGAGTCTACAATAGAAGTGATTACACCTTTTCCAGCAGCATCACCTAAATTAGGCTTATTATCAATCTAATTTGCCCAATCAACTGTGATATCTTGGAATGTTGCGGCGATTTTACCATCAGTTTCAGTTAGGGTTGCTAGTGTCTTACCCGCACCAAATCCCGAAATATTATTTACATCTAATGTACCTAGGGCCGCCGCGACACCAGCACCACTAATAGCATCGGTATCAGTGCTAGTATATGTTTGCTTAATATTAATTGCAGTCGCGGTCGCATCATTAACAACCCAGTTATTGCGGTCAAAGGTAAAACTCATTATTGCGCCTGGTTGACAAATACAGGAACCGCCAGGGCAAACAATAGGCTTTGCGTATGTGCTACCAATCTTTAGCGTTAAACGATTTTCAACATCCGCGGCCGACCATTCAACACTGTTACCATTTACGAACTTAATATGAACAGTAACTCCGTCTAAGAGTGTCCCAAAGTTAGCACCTAATAGCGTATCTGTAGTTGGAACAACTTTTGCAGCGTCATTTGCCGCGATTGAACATTCTCCATACAATGTTGAACCCACCGGAACTTCCGGGGCATTATCAATAGATAATTTACCAATATATTCTCCCATATTATCCCTCCTTCGTTATGTCGCTAACAACAGAGGCCGTAGTATATGATAGACTTGGAGTTGTTCCATTTTTCACATAAAGTATTCCATTCTCCAATTCCGCTTTCGTCATAGTTCCTCTATTCCATTGCTAAATAACGGATACGTTAGTTTTTATAGTATTATAAGTAAAGTTGGATATCTAGGTATATCCACCTGCATCCGTGTAACAATAAATCTTCTTCGTTTCTAAATCTATAAATAATTTATTAGGTTCGCCGGGAGAAGGAAATGATGTGCGTCTTGCATACATTTTAACCTCCGAATCCGGCAAGAGTTCTCCATTCAATGTTCCCGCATCAATAAATGGAAGCAAGGTAACATTTGTTTGCCCATCGCCCACCTTTAAACGAGAAAAAGGGTGAGCATCATCGGCAGTATAGACGATTAGCTCACCCAAAAGTGGTACAAAGCCAGGAGACCCAGACTTAGGGCCTGCTTTATTCCAATTAGCTTCAGTATCACTTTTCAACTGAACTCTCGTCTTTATAGTGTTTGCACTTACCATAAAAACGCCTCCTTGGCATCAATTCCAGCCAAGTTATATGATTTCGGTACTCGTGCCGCAATAGATAGTAACGTATTCATTATCTCCCTAAACCAAATCTTTTACGTCCGCTGTCTTTGCGATACGAGCAAACTCTAATTTTTTCGCGCGGTTCTCAGTTACGATTGGAATATCCTCGTAAGTGCCAGCGCTTGTACCTGGTACTCGCGCGCCTTCGATTACACTCAAATTAAGCGCGGCCCAGTCAATTGTTAGATGTAGTTCCTTATTCTCATTAGGGAACTACTCTACTTCATTTACGAATAGGCGCTCGATTGTGTTAACTTGCGCGCCTTCCGCAATACCTTCTAACTTAGTTTTTTCTGCTTGTGTATAGTCAAGGAATGTTATGTTAACGGCTTTAGCTAAACCCGCGATTGTACCAATCTAGGCTTCTTCGCCGTTAACCAATATATGTTCAATTGCATTAACCTGCGCGCCCGCTTCAATTAAGTCTACCTTTGTTTTATAAAAGTCAGTAAACTCTTTTACTTCAAGATTAACTGAATTAGGTCTATTGTCAAAAATAGTGGGATAAGACTCAACGCCATTTAAGAATATATGTTCAATTACATTTCTTTGCGCGCCTGCTTCAATACCAGTTAATTTAGCTTTATCTTCATTCGAGTAGTCGTTTGTTGACAGTTGTTTACCATTAACCTTATCTACCTTATTAAAGAGGTCGGTTGTTAAATTGGCAATTTTTGATTGCTAAATCGCGGCTTCAGCATCAATATCTGCATCTTTAATGCTTCCCTTAACCGCGTAACTTCCTTCATCACCTAGTAAACGCCAATTGCCACCTGTCCAAACTAGTTCTCTTAGACCGGAAGTAATAACATCACCGGGTAACGCCTAACTAAAGTCATAGCCTTCAATACGAGGGTTAACCGCGCTATTAACTTCCAAGTTAATTTCAACTGTTGCTTCACCTTTATAGTGCATCGCGCCAGTTAAGCCTGCGGTTTTCTCATCTACATATGACTTGATTAAGTAGTTAGGAACAAGTTTAGTATCCGAGTCAATAGTATTTGCAATCTCAAGGCCGCTAATCGGGCCTGTTCCATGTCCAACTAGTACCTAATTATTAGGCAATTCGGCAACACCAGTGCCGCCATGTTCGATACCTAAAATACCAGATAATGAGTTAATGGCTAATTCGCTTCTAGTAACGCTAATCTTACCATCAGTTTCTGATACTGCGGTTACAACCTATCCCGTAACTGGAGTATCGGCATAATCTAATTTACTTAGTTCATATGATATATGCTCTGCGGTTCTGTTACCTAAAGTAATAAATCGGTCAACATCATTACCAATCCAGTTTGCGATTTTTACAAGCATTGTTAGGTCAATTGCTTGAGTAGTATCAGTAACCCAGTTTGGGTCTTCTGCGGTTTTATACTATAAGTAATATTTATTCGCGTCATCGCCTGTGCCTTTAACAATTTGGTATAGGCGCGGCGTTACTGTACCATCGCCGCCGCCCGTGCTTGTAGAATACTATTCTACAAATTGCTGGAGGTTTGCGATTTCAGAAGCCGTATAAACTGGTTTAGTCGCGCTTTTTGCCCATGCATATACGTCTCCTGCGACCGCTTGTATCCAAGGAAGTTCTCTAAAATAATGAACACCATCGCCAACTTTAATACCAATTGCTGGCGGAGTATATGCTGGAGTTGAATTACTCTCTTCAATTGTACGAGCGTTAGTAACAGAGGCAACCGCCATTTCACCTTGCTTTAGAATGAGATTGCTATTCATCCAATTATTATAATTGTCATATCGTAATAAGATTCGGGTTTCTAAAACATGCTCTGCCACTTAACTCACCTCCTTATATTAGGCACTTCCTCCGTATAATACCAAAGTATCTCCTTGCGGCACATATAATAATGTTGTTGAAACTTGATTCAGGGTCATAAAGCCAGACTCAGGATTAACCGCGATATGGTCTGGTTCAGTAGAAGACTTAACGCCACCTAAGCGTGCGGCGGTTGCTACTTGTAGTTCGAACGCGGCCGAACCATCACCAGTTGTACCAACCATATCCCAGACGCCGTTAATAATCATGTATTCTTCGTAATGGTCATCTACACGAACCATATACATTGTGTTTTCATCGGCTTCTGCGGCGGCTGGAAGCTAAGTAACAACTTCGCGCTTTAAATGGCCTGCTGCCGCGATTGCATCATCTACATATTTCTTATTTGGTACGTCTGTATCGTTAACAGGAGGATTGACTATTACCAAGTTTTCGATGACTTCGCCCGCGGCGGCCTATAAAGCAGTAATAATCTACATAAAGCTATCGCTAAATGAGATTGTGCCATCAGCATTTTGCTTGAAGTAGGTCGCATCTAGTTTGTTTAGATAAGGTAAATGTTGCCAATCAAGTACGCCATCACCTACTTTAATTAGATAGGTATCAATTTCTAAACCATATTCGCCTTGCGCTAGAACTGGATTTCGTGTAGTCCAATCGTTGGATGTGTCATGACGAATCTGTAAAGTAACTCGCACGCTATTAGTTGCCATTAAGCCTCACCTCCATTTAGTATAGTATTTGCTATTAACATAGCATTTACTGGAATGTATCCATTGTCCCAGTAGTAAAGTATTTTTTCATTTAAGTCAAAATATAACATTTGGTCGCTGCCGCGCTCTGGGAAATTATCGTAGGTTTCAAATAGAATCTCCTAACGATTGCGCTCAAGGTAAGTACCAAAGTACTTATGGAACTCTTCGCGCGTTCCCGTGTATCCACTGTTGCTTGCGAGAATAAAGATTTGGTCGCTTAGGATGCTTAGACCAATAGACTCCCAAGGATATACAGTAGAAAACTCGGCGGTTTGCGGTATTGGGACATTATAAATTATATCTGTATTTGGATAGTTACTATTAAGCCATGTGTATATTAAGCTAAGACCCGCGGCACGAGGTCTGGGTGGCATTATGTATCTATCATATTCTAATAGTAGGTCGCGTGTTTTGCGCCGATTGGTATCATACATTCTGCGCCACCTACTTAATTACGCACTTCGGCATAGAGCGCCCGAAAGCCGCATAATAGGAATCAATCGACTCGCCGCCAATTAGATGATTTTCGTCATCATATTGAGGGTTACGATAGATTTTTATATCCCAGTTATAGCGATCGGAAGGTTCAAGATTAACTGTATCTTCATGCGCGAGTTTGAACGTTAAACGTTCTTCTGTTGCAGGAATTACTTTTTCGCATACGGTCGTATTGGTTAATGGGTCGTATATTGAGAAAATCGCAATATCCCCATCAGATACGGTACCTTGCGTTGGAATACTAAACTCTCCGGTATCGCCGCGCGGGATTATTAAACGCCGCTAAATCAATCTAATCAAGGTATCATCACCCCAGTAGTTTCTTGTATTTCTTATGTAAAGAATGTTGCCAACTAATAATTGTCCCAATGTTATAATCTATTGTTTCTAATTTATTTAAACTTTTCTCTGCATTTTTAAGTTCAAGGTCAACTGCACAAATATAACATTTTATTTTATTCGCGGCTGCAATCTCGCCTAAATTATCTAATTCTTTATACATTTGTTGATAAAGTTGTTTGGTGTCTTGTTCCCATTTGACCCATTTGGTCATTAGGTCTTTAGTAGATTGGCGTTTAGTATTAGTATCGGCAGAACTGGTGGTATATTTATACCATGTTTGCGGAATTAAATCAACCTTTGGGATATCTTTAATTGTAAGTAATTTGTGATAGCGCGAAGAATAGTAGTGAACTAGTTCAATATAGCCTTTTGTCTCTTCCATGTGATGATAAGCATGACACTTGGCAAAGCCGCATAGTCCTAGAAAATCATATGCCTGTGACATTTGGTCGTGTATCATTATACCCTCTACCATGTGAACTGCGATTTTGGTAAAAACTTCTTCAACTGTCATAATAATTACCTCCTTATACAAGAAAAGAGCCTAGGCAATTGCTTACCTAGGCTTAATTTATTTAACATAATTTCGTAATTAAAACGTTAATATGTGCATCGGAAACCGCAGTTTCACCATTTATTACCTGTAGTAATGTTGGAGAAGAATAGCAATTACAGTTACAATTGTTTTCTGTTACACGAACCAAGGTACTAAAGCTAAAATTATCAGTGGCTGTGACAGCAGTACCCATAAAGCCACTAATTGCCTGTGGCTGAGCTACGCCGTTGACATATAATTGTGCAGTTACCATTGTTGCCGCGTCAGGAGTTGCATAGCCATCAACTTTTACTAGATATACTCCTCGTTGATTTAGTTGAATTGTAGAAGGACCGCTTAGGACTTCGTTACGTCCTTTGTTAACGACTACGTTATTAAAAGAATAAGGCTCACCCGCTGCAACTTCTAGATTATTGGAATAAACTTGAATCATATTAACCACTCCTATAAAAATATATTTTGTAATACGCAATGCGTATTTTAAGATATCCTTTTCCACATATAAACCGCTGTATATGGTGGTAGGATTGTTGCTTTGTCATTTGTGCCACTTTCTGATGTATTGCCAGACCATCCATCTGCGGCATTTATTTGAAGATGGGTTGTGCTGCTATACCCCCCGCTTGAATTACCTCCAATCGTTCCATTTCCGGCTCCTTTCAGCGCTCCCCACCTGTATCTGTTATCGACCTCAACCCAGCCGGTCGCGCAGCCCAAAGCAATATCGCCAGTAATATTCATTGTTCCTCGGGTATGTGAATGTTTCGGCATATCCTTGGCTTCATATACACTCTTTCCGCCAGTGCTGCCGACTTCATAGTTATCGCTGGCGGCTATCAAGAAAGTATCCTGCAAGCGCTCCCAGGTCGTTCCCGGAAACAGCTATTCAGGATCTGTGTCATTTATGCTCATATAAATGGAACCTACCGGATGAATAGCGTTTATCAGGGCGGTGTTAATTGAAGTGGCGTTATTTGAGGTAGCGTTAATCGCAGCGTTAATTGCTGCCTAAACTTGCTCTGCATTTTGATACGTATCTACACATAAATCAATTTGCGCACCAGTATGTGAGGAAATATAATTAGTCATTTAAGCCACCTCCTCGCCAAAGGTTAAGAGAGTCTTTTCTAGACTTAAACCGCTAAATAAGGTTATATATTGTACTATTTATGCTCATATAAATATTATCGACCGGATATATTAAATTAACAATCTAACTAGCCATAACATACTAATCATGCTATGACCCAGTATAAGAACTAACATAATTTGCCATTTTATCTCTCCTAAAACAAAAAAAGTAGGGCGCGCAAATAAATGCGCGCCCTTTCATGACACGCTTAACGTGTTCTATTACATTCCGCAATTCCCACCGCAGAATGGATTGGAGCCGGCGGAATACGTATATCCATTAGGATAACGTACTACGCCCTGTAACTGGTTCTGAAGTTCGAGTTGATTGATACGGTTCTGCATTGCTTCAATCTTGTCGTCCTTAATCATGTCTTTCAGACTCTGAATCTGCGCTGTAAAGTTCGCATTAGTTGCGGCATCGCGCATCGCGGCATCATAATTGGCCTATGCGATTGCGCTCTGCGTATTACAACAACATTCGTTGATGCGCGCAAGCTGATTTGCCTGTCCTACAGCTAAGCCAGAGATATCGCGCTGAAGCTCATTATACTTATCATACATACCATTCATTACGTCATGATAAACCTGATTAGTGGTAGCGACAGATTGTGCTGTTCCCGCGGTAATGGCCTGCATGAGTTCACGGTTCTAATCCTGTAAATCATTAAAATTAAAACCGTTCTGAACGAAATCCTGGGTAGCATACTGTGGACGATATCCGCCACCAAAACCAAAGCCGCCATTCATCATAGCAAGAATAGCGAATAGCCAAATCATTCCACCCCAACCTCCGTTCATACCATCGTTGTTGAGTAGAGCGACATCAGAAGCAGTTAAGCCATTTTCGCCCATATTAATCATCTCCATATAAATATATTTTGTGGTACTAATATCCAGTTTATTATAATTCTATTTCATTTATTGCTGTTTTAAAAACAATCGCACTTTTATATTAGGTAAAACATGAATATTTTGTCCCACATTTTTTATGTTTTAAGGCTAAGGAAAAAATTAAGTAATTTTTTTAGTAGAAGAAATAATTTTAAGTAGTGTCAGAAATCATAATTTTATTTAAACTAAGCCTATAAAAACTTAACTTTATTGGCTTTCTTAATTTCCTATTCATGAATATACTCCTATCTTCCCATCATACGTTCTGGAGGGTCGCCATGAGTTTTCTTATAATCATTAATCAAATTAACAATTTGTGTATGTAAAAGATTCATATGTTCCATCTCTGCTAAAGAAATCTTATAATAAACTTCAGCAACCTGCGGATATTCCTCTTTTTTCATTAAAGCACAATTGATATGCACTTCCGCGCAATCTAATAAATCTTCAATTGTATTGGCTATATCAGAAATTATTTTCATTTTATATAACCTCCTTATAAACATAATAATGAAGATATTTTTCCTAACAATTTTTAAGTGTTTTTAAAAAAACATGTATTGAATAATTTTTTTAATGACTATAAAAAAATAAGTAGGGAGCAAAAGCTCCCTACAAATTAAAATAATTTCAATATTCCAGTTAACCACTCTTCGAATGGTGGCATGTCATTCATATGCCCTTTCTTTTTGGCAATCCCTTCTGTCACTTGAATAATTCCTTCATCGTTTTTCTTATCGTAGTATTTTAGTAGAAGGAAGTTTGTATTGTAGAACTCGACTATTCGCTTATAGGTATTTATCTTTTGCGTATCTACCTTATTACTATGCCATATATCGTGCGCCATTTCATAGTACGTAGAATATAAACAATATTGTGTATAGTAGGCTGCTAAATGTCCTAGTCCACGTTCTTTTAAATTATTTATTATAGACTGATATGAATCAATCATATGCGGCCAAGTATTAGGTAAATGATATATACCGTTTCTGCGACTAATTGAATTAGGATTATCATGCCACAAGTAGATTGGTATATCCATATGCCGCAATTTCTTAGTTAAGATTCGTGCTAACACATTAAAAGCGCTATCCTAATGCTCATGAAGCGAAGGGTCCCATTCTATGTGATGTTCACGCAAATATGAACTACGCCAAACTTTACCATGAACAAAAACAGTATCATTGTTGCGTTGGATATAAATGATTTTTCCGTCATCCATAACATGTTCTTCTAGGAAGGCGCAAATAAGCCCATCCAAATCTATTTCATTAAGGAAATTAAAGATTAGGCTAAATGCTATCTCACTTATGAATCTATCATCCGCATCACAAAACATTATATATTCTGCGTTGCTCACTTCAAATAAATTCTTGCGGCAGCCTGCTAATCGTGAATGTTCAAATACATGATATTGAATACGGAAGTGGTATTGCTTAAGGAAATCTATCGAGAGTAATACCTCATCGCCGTCATTTCCTATAATGACTTCAAAATCATCCTTCTTAACATTAATCTAATGTTCAATACTATCCAATAAAGGTTTAATTTCTTCCTCGCTTTCTTTGTAGTGAGGAACAAGAATTGCTAGTTTACTCATTTTAACTCCTTGCGGCGGCATCAATAATAATACCGCCGCATATTAATTTTTTTAAGACTGTGCAGTGTTCATTAAAATAGTAGCACTTGCATTAACTGTATCAATTGTATAAAGAGAACCATTACTATAATATACCTTTAAATAATTAGTGCCGAAATAATTAGCGGTTGGTGGCTCTATTACTTCATGAACCTATCCCACGCTATCAATAGTTAATAAGCCGACAGCATTACCACTATCTACTACTGCTAATACAGGTTTAATTGTATAAGAACCATTTATATTTTGATAATTACTAGATAATACTGCTTCTGTAGCAGAAGGAACATGAAAGGCACTAGGTATTACTGTTGCAGCAGAATAATCAAAGCCGCTCGCATCGCCATTCCCAAGAGAAATAACGGTGTCATTATTACCATATACTAAATCTCCACCACTATAACGAACTCCATAATCATTAACTTGAGTTAGACTAATAATATGTTCGTCCTATCCCATGTTATTATGAGATAGAAACTCTTCGCCATTATTAGATTCTTCATAATGAACATATTGATTAATGTCATCAATACCTAAAATAGAACTACCATCAAATAAAATATTGTGATTTGTAGTATCATAAGTAAGTAACTTAACCTTATCTTTGGAATTGTTATCTATAAAGAATCCAGTGTCTCCCTCAGAAGTTTCATATAGTATAGGATAAAGTTGACTATGTCCATTTCCTCCTTTAGGATACTGAACTCCTACTGATATTCCATCATTACTTACAGCATACGTATCTGTCCCGGTACTACTAGTAACTGCCTTTAGCGTCCTATTAACAGGGTCATATACTGGCAATCCAAGCTGCGAAGCAACTTCTTTTGCCAATGTTTCAATAGAAGTTTTACAAGTTACTGGAGAATTAGTTGCTGTATCGTCATAATTAATCAATACATATGACTTAGATTTTGCGCCTTCTTCTCCTAAGAATGTTTTACTATTAAGTTCACTAATTTTCATATATATTCAACCTCCCTATTAAGTAGTAGGTGTATCAAACTCAAGAATATTACCTTGTTCATCAGTAATAGGTTCACCATTTTCGCCCTCAACCGCATTAGCAGGTACGTGATATCCTTCAAGTGCGGCAACGCGCGCTTCAAGTTGAGCAATGCGCGCTAATAATGTTTGTACTAAAGATTCGGTTGCGACTTTTTCGCCGCCAGTTGAATCAGCATTACAGTTGACATATAGGTCGCCGTTTAAGTATTCATTACCATTCCAATCTAAGGCGCGGGCATTTGAGCGCTCATTTGGGTCATTCTCTTGTCCATTACCATTACCTATAATTTCTACAAATTGTAAGCGATAAATCTAAGACCAATTACTCTAAGTCCAACTATCATCTGTATTTGCAGTTGTACACTGAAAAAAATTAATATAATTAGTTAAGGTTACCTTTACAATATCACCGATATTATAGGCTGTATTTGGTGTCCATTCATTAATGTTTGCTGCCTAATCTATATTATATGCGCCATGTACAGAAACCGCTTCTCCAGTACCAATTGTATATAGACCATCTACATGAGCGTAATCGCCATTGGCTATAGTACGGCATCCTTCTACATGGGAATAAGCTCCATTAGCTATAGACATATATCCTTCTGCATGTGTATCAGTCCCATTAGCAGTACTTTCATAACCTTCAGTATGTGAGCGTGTACCCTTAGCATGTGTTTTATATCCTTCAGCATGTGACTCACCGCCAGCGGCTTCAGTATAATATCCTTCAGTATGAGAACGACCACCTTTGGCAATAGTACCATATCCTTCAGCATGGTCATAGTCATTCATAGCAGTATTGTCATAACCCTCAGCGTGTGCAGCAGAACCACTAGCAGTTGTATTATATCCTTCTGCATGTGAATAGTATCCGCTAGCGGTACAATTATAACCTTCACTATGTGCTGCCTAGGCACTAGCGGTAGTAGAATTTCCTTCAGCATGAGTATATGATGCAGTTGCATGAGTATAATAACCTTCTGTATGAGACCCTTCTCCAGCCGCTTCTGTATTACTACCTTCAGCATGTGAGTACTAAGTCTTTGCTTTTGTATAATATCCTTCGGAATGCGCACCATAACCATTAGCTAAAGTATACATGCCTTCAGAATGTGTGCCATTACCATAAGCACCATATAATTTGGTAGTACCATTATCTACGTATGTGCCGCCATATCCTTCCGCATGCGCACCATATCCCTCAGCCTTTTTATCATAATATCCTTCTGCATGGGCGCCATAAGCAGTTGCTTGAATATTACCATAGCCTTCAGCATGAGAACCTTGGGCACTTGCCACTGGAAAATAATTATTTCCATAACCATATCCTTCGGCATGGGCGCCTTCCTTTACTGCATGTGGGCCTTCATAAGTAAAAACATTGGTTTGACTATTAAATCCGGTACTGCCACCGCCATAACCTTCTGCATGACCATACTAACTAGCGAGTGTACCATATCCTTCAGCATGGCTTCCACCGACGGCATAAGTATAACTTCCTTCAGCATGTTCGCCTGTATTTCCTTCAGCTTTAGTATAATATCCCTCAGCGTGCTATCCATATGAACCAGAAGCTAATGTCATGTATCCCTCTGCATGTTGTCCTTGCGAACCACTTGCAACAGCCTGATACCCTTCTGCATGTTGTCCCCCACCACCATTAGCATATGTATAATTTCCTTCTGCATGACTAGCTATACCATTAGCATATGTATGAGAGCCTTCTGCATGTGTATCTTGACCACTAGAAAAAGTATAATATCCTTCACTATGACTTTCATATCCTTCTGCACGAGACATACTTCCTTCTGCATGTGAATATTTTCCAGAGGCCACAGTTAGATTTCCTTCAGAATGAGCGCCTTGGTTTGATGCGCCGGGAGTAATAGAAGTATCTGTTTCAGCTGCTGTTGTTCTATTATATGGTGTGCTTTGTGAAAAATTATTATAGACTACTGCTGTAGAACTACCAACACCTTCACTATGAGATGCTTCTCCTGACGCGCGGGTTTGTTTTCCTTCCGCATGAGAGAAAGGCGCTGTAGCCGTAGTCTAATATCCTTCAGCCAATGAACCACTAACACTAGAAACAGTTTCAATACCAAATGCCATTGTAAAACCAGAAGTAGCAGCAACATCATAACCGATAGCAATACTATTTGCTCCGACAGTAGTATTAGCTTTCCGACCCATACTTAAACTATTAATAATTACGGTATCCGTCTTATCCGCTTTATCGCTTACATCTGTTACATAATTAGACGCTTCTAAAAACTAATCTAACTTCGCTTTATCCGTAGCGCTCATTAAGCCCGCGGCCGCAATTGTCGCTTCAGTGTAACTAGGAATCTTTGCGCCGCCAAAGCGCTCCCATTTTGAATCCAAATAAACCCATTCGTCATACAGATTTCCTGTTTCTTCACTAGCAGGAACAAGATAAAATGTATTACTATCTGGGGACGATATTGTTGGTTGTAATGTCGTACTATTATATTCTGACTGGGAACAAATATGGAAGTCAATAGGCTAGACTTCACCGGAAGCTGCGGCGGAATTATCTAACAATGATTCCCATTCATGCGCGGTATTAGCCATATATACTTCTAAGCCGCCGGATTCGCCCTTTAAGACAATACATGTTGAACCTAAAGTTATATATCTAGATTCAATATTTTCCATATCCGCGGCAGTATCGCATATATGTTCATAAGTAATAACATTATCCTATGAACCGCGCTTGGTCATAATATTTGCCATCAATATCCCTCCTTTATATAAAAAAATAAATAGAAGAAAGACTAAAGTCTTCCTTCTATTATGTAAAAGAAAAAGCAATTATCAATTATAATTTATTTTAATTCTAAAGCTAATTGATTAGTTGGTATATGTCAATATTATTTACCGCCGCCATCTGACGTGCAATCTGCTCCAAGCTCATTCCCTTTTGAAGAAAAGGTAAAAGCGCGGAATTATTTTGTAAGATTTGCGTCAACATAGCCTATGGATTAGTCGCATTTTTAAATTGCTGCATCATGCGCTTAGTCTGCTCAATTGACTACTGCTGGAGCTGCTGGGGCTGCGGGGGGAGCTGTGCTCCGTTTCGCATTTGACTTATTCTACTTGCCATTTATCCATTCCTCCACTGCGCCTAATCGCGCAAGAATCTCATTCATGTCTACTGCGGTAGGCTCTTCATGAGGCTTCACATCAAATGGGACTACTTGTTTATTACCATTCTAATCAATTCTAATCCACCAAATGATATCTTGGTCCGCATCTGGTAGGTAAATCTCGCCGCCGCCAATAGGGAATGCCCAAGCGGCTTCTTTACCATGAATTGGGTCTGCTCTATAAACTGGAGCCCGCTGCATAGTGCCCCATAGATTATTTTGTGGATAAGCATTAAATTGGGTCTGCCCCATCATCATATTAGTGTTCTAATTCTGATTCCAATTGTTCATCCTAGGGTTCCTCCCCATACTTGCGGCCGCACTTAGGGCAATACTCGCATTCTCTTAGATTGTTTGCTGCATCAAAAAAGAAAAGATAAGGTTTTTCCTTCTTCTTCTTACTATCCCAGCAATAAAAACATCCAAACTCTTCCATACTTTACCTCATTTGTTTAAGATTTCATCAATAATTTGTAATGTCTTACTTAAACTATTGTAAATAATTTGTAAGTCATTTAATGATACGACCGTGCCATTGTTTGAAGACGCAAGAAACTTTGTCATCATATAACCATTCGTACCATTATAACTAATTTGGCTCCATCCATCGTTTCCATCTTCAATTACTTCAACGGTCTCACCCAATGGGATTTTAGCAATCACATTAGAGTCGTTTGCGGAAGAAGGAGAACTACGGAACTTTACTGGGAAGTTGTTACTCGCGGTAACTTTTGCGGTATAACTCATACGGTTCCTCCTACACTTGCTTCAGTAAACTTGAGTTCTTTAACCTGCGCTTCAATTGCGGCATCAACGGCCTTATCATCGAATGTTAAGCCGTATTTAGCTAATAAGCGCTTTGCGTATTCAATTGCATAAGCTTTCTTGTCCTTGCCCATCTTCGCGCCAAAAATCTACTCTGCCGCATAAACTGCGATATTCGCAATCTGGCGTAGAGTATTTAGCTAATCGACGCTTAGCTTGGATTTGAGAAAGGGAATGCCGAAAGCTGTTAGGGCACCACCAATAATTAGGATAAGGCCCACAATAATATAAGTTACATTCGTCATTTAAATGCCTCCTTACTGGTCTAAGAATTTAGTCATCATATAACCAGTCTTGCCCTGATAGGTTACACGTTGCCAACCTGGGTCAGGTGCTAATATTTGCACACGCTCGTTAATATCAACGCGCGTAAGTACATTTGCTTTTGTTGAAGGGAACTCGCGCAGAGCTACCTTTGTAGCATTAACTACTGCGCTTCCAGTTGTTTTTTCTTGATTATCCACGGGTGTTACCTCCTTCTCGGCAGAATCGGAGTAATCCACTCCTTTTAATTCGCCCCATTCTTTCCATTTTTTATTGGTAACTTCGGATATAATAACGCCAACACTTTGCCCGCTGGCTTCGATTACTTTACCGTTACCAATATATAGACCAACATGGGAACGGTCGCTGCCATTTTTTAATGTGAACACGGCAGTACCTGGTTTAAGAGGTTTTCCATCAGTACGTTTGCCGCCCTCTAATTTACCTTGACTGGTACAATATTTTCTCCACATTGTATTAGAGCCATGGTACATATAGCCGCCTAATTGCTTGAAGGCCCAAGAGAATAAGCCGGAACAATCGGTTACGTAATGACCAATCCAACGGTCACCATATAAGGCATTGTAATACTAATTATCACCTTTACCAGTTTGTTTCCAATTAGAGCCATAAGTGCTGACCATGTGTTGAACTTTTTGCGCCTGAAGCGCAGAAGTCCATTTAGTACAAGAAGCCCCTAGTATGTAACCCCAATGGTTGTCGATTGCATACTAGAACTTGGCAATTAAATCAGCCGTTCGAATCGCCATTAAAATCAGCCTCCTCTCTATTTTGTTTTAATTTATATGAAAGCTTACCTAGTAGACTAGAGAAGCCTTCTTTATCTATCCAACGAAGCATATAACGTTCGCTATATAGCCATTTTTCACCTAAGCTATTTACTAGATAGGTTGATACGTTGAATAGCATAATAGTATCCATGCCTGGAATTGTTGATACAAGCGCTTCAGCCGCATCTGGAACGATTGCGGCCGCACTTATGACAGAAAAGCGATATATCGCCCAGACCCAGCAAATAAACTTGCTTAGCCATTTACTGTACTAAAGCGCGGCTGCGGCAACTCTGTTAGCCATTATATCACCTTCTTTTTATTTAGTTTTTAAAATAGTTTTGAATAACAATGATATTTACATTTTCACACCATATATATACCTGGGAATTGTATGATTTACATAAGTATTAGAGGAACTAACAGCATGAGATAAAGTTACACCAGTATCACTTACGGTCACTGCTCTTGCTGTATTATATGAAGAATTAGAAGTTCCATTCATATACCAAGATGGGCATATATGCCTCTGTCCTTTAATACAAAAATGAGATGTTAAATTATCTCTACGCCATGTATCTCCCATATATTCACCGAATACTATTATTATAGCGAAATATTCTGTTAAATCTAATGCAATAGTAGAATTATTTGCCATATCAGCATACGGATTTGGATTTGTCCATAATAATTTTATTTGATTATTTGATGCTGAAGTCATTCCAACCATACATAAACCTCCTAAGTTTTCACTTTGGGGGATTATGTATATTTTCTATTTCCCCCGTTAAATTATTGGTATAAACTTAAAATAACGTAAACCAAATGTATAGCCACTTTCACCATAAACTTTAATTTGGTCACCTTTACTACATAGGGCAGTAAATGGAGCAAAATAGGCTGAATAATGTACCGTCATCGCAACTCTAACTCCATTTATATCTATGTATCCATCACCTGAACTACTAGTTTTTCCTAATGTAATAAATATCCATCCATCACTAGGACAAGTATAAGTAAAAGGTGAAGAAGCCGATACATTACGTGTTGTTTCTGTAACTGTTATAGCTTTACTATAATTTGGTAACATTTTTACAATAACATTAGTAGTTCCAATCATACATATCCTCCGTTATTATTAGGAGGAATTATGTATAAATTGTAATTCCCCGATAATTATTTTAAATAATTTTCTTTTTCAACCCTACAGATATTATATCATACTCAATCTGCGGTTGTCAAATATTTGATTTTAGAAATCTCCGAAATATCCTCAGACTTCTCTACCTAATTCTTTAGCACATGATACTTCAACAAACATTTTCTCTTATGTTCATTAACCGCATCAATAATAGCACGCATATCGTTCTCACTATAGAAAGAAAAAAATGTCTCTCCATCTGCACGATACTGTACTTCATCAGCACCACCATTTAATGCCATTTCCGCAGATAACAAATTAAGCTGGTCTTGTGTGCTAAGAGAGAAATGTGCGGTTTTACCAGAATCTGGTAATTTAACCTCAACACCATCTTCAATAGCTTTGTTGCAATCATAGCTCAATTCTTTAATTTTATTTTCTTTAACATAATCTAAACTTACATCTGCGGCTTGAGCAACCACAATCGAAACTGGAATAGGCGCGGGTGCTTCAATCTTAATCTCTTCATCCTTCTCAATACTAGCGGCAAGCGCATCATATTCATCCTTTTCAATTTCTCTAACGATTGCTTCAATATAGGAATATTGTCTACTTGGAAGTGGTTTCATCCAAGTATCTCTATACAATTGCCCATTATATTCTACAAACTAACCTTTATCTTCGTCGGTAATAACCAGTAGATTATTCTATTCTTGGTAGGTTAGATAGTTTAATGAACGGGCTATACCGATAAACTTATCGTCTTTAAAAATCTTATAATATCTCATATAAACCTCCTTTAATAAAAGGAGGCAGGAGAAAAACTCCTGCCTCCATTATTAGAATCCAATAGAATAATCTATGTTGCAAGTAAGCACTCCGATTGCTTGTGCATTAGGACTACCTTGTGCATTTACATAAATAAAGTTCGGTGGCTGATAAGTGTTACCAGTCATAGAACGAGTCCACCAAGCAGAAGCTGGTACCCAACCACCTTCAGTACACTGATAGATACTACCAGATGTCGCCTAGATTACTGGCGCACCTGCTTTAACTTGGTCACGAGAAGCGTAAATATAAATCTGTTCGCCTGCATCCCAGATATCACCGGACTCAAGTGTATGGTCGCGCATAATTGTAGAATAAGCATTAACATTTAATGCTACATTCACAATATAAACTGTTGGACTATAACTAATTGGAACGCCCTTGAATCTTGCCGTCATATATCGTTCACTTGGAGTCGTAGGACTAAATGCAGAGGTCCCATCATACTAAAGTATAGTAACATTGGAAGCAGAACTCCATGGTAACTTGCCACGAGCTTCTGGTTCATATACTGTACCAGTAGCAACTGTAAGTTCTGGATAAGAAGGAACAGATATATAGTCACCGCGCACAATATCATTAGCTCCTTCAATATTATATGCAACAACATTGAAGTTATCTTGCGTTGCTTTCATATGGCGTGATACAATTGTAGTTGCATAAGCAATAGACTAGAATTGTATTGGTAGTGCACCAAAAATTCTGTTATTTAACATAGTTCTATAAGGACTGTTAACCCAACCAAGGGTTTCGCCAACACCAATCTAAGTGTTAAGGGTATAAGTATCCATTGTAGAAACTGATAGAGAAGATAGATATATTCTTGGCGCAGTATCAGTCTGAGGAATATTAAGAACATCGCCTTTATTCCTTGTCTGTACTACACCTAATGTCATCTTTTCATGGCACCAGTTTGCTAGTTGTCTGCACTCACCAACGCCTAAGTCCTTATCCCAAAGTTTAGACCAATAGATAACGCCACGACCAGTACCCATATTTTTCGTACCAATATCATCAACAAAGCCGCCATTACTCATTGCCACTGCACCAAATATAATTGGACGAGTACAAGGAGTAAATGAAGGTAATGTAATGCGAGATTCTATTATCTCATTAGTTATACCATTTACATTTGTACCATGATATACATATAAAGTTGGGCTGTTAGCTGGGTGACGTAATACTATAATATTTCTACTATGAGCATTATCATCATTACCAAGTATGATAGAATGAGCATTGAGATTGACATCATTAGTAGCAGGAGTAGTATCACCGAAACTAATACGAGAGCATTTATTAACTAGGTCATAAAATAGCTTGAATCCAGTAATAACACCATCATCATCAGAATAACAAGAAGCTAATATGGATTCACCATTATTTAGAGAACTCAAATCACTTGTATTGATATCATATTTGAAGTCAATTACTAATGTAAAGGCTTGGTCCGCTAGTAGCGGAGTGCGCCCGACCATTACTCTATAGTTATTCTTTGAAATACGTAAATAATCCGCATTAGCAGTTGGAACTAACTGAATACCACTATCATCTGCGCCATCATATCCTAATTGAATCTCCATCCTATCGGTCTGGTTTACATTACTTAGAACACTATTAGTTTCGCACAGTTCTAATAGCTGGCCCGCACTAAGCTCAGAGAGATTGATGCCGCCGCTAAAGTCTGTACCAACTGTATGTTCTTCCCAAACTGCAAATATATTCTGATTATCTGGAGTAATATTAAGAGGTAAGTGGCTCCATCCTTTAAAGATTTTATATTTGTTGCCGTTAATACGATAAGTTGCAATATCATTCGCGCGCAACTGAGCAATTGTTGGTGCGGACACTGTAGTACCTTCGCCATACTTAATATTATTCGATTCGGCAACCTTAGAACTCTCGTTAATAACACCATTAACGGGTTCATCCATATACCACTTAAACTTATAATACCTATCATTACTGTTGAAGTGAGTATAAAGAATAATATTGGTTTTGAATGAAGTAGTCATATCAGGAACCATACCGTTGTAAGTCCAACCACTGAAGGGTACGTACTCACCATTTTCATATTCACCTAATACATAGGTATATTGCTCTGTCATAGTGCGTTCTGGTACACTCTCAAGCCATCCTAGTGATACAGGGTCAAGAGGAACTGGCTGTCCTTCATCAATGTAGGTAAGCTGCGCGCCGATTGTTGCATTAACTTCATCCGCATAATACTCGTAAATAGTGGTCTAATCAGCAGTTAAACCCATTGCCATTGCAGTATCATCGTCATATTTAAATGTGACTTGATACTTCTGTTGTAATGTGCCTGCACTAGTATCTAATGTTAAGTTTGGCCATACGCTGCGCTCTAAGCCAGCAAAGTGGTCGCGCTCAACAATACTATAGTCACCTAGAATAGATAACGTACCTGTTAAGTTGACTCTTGCAATAGCTTCGCCTGCATCATTATAATAAACACCAAGAGTATTTTTCCTTTCTTCAAAAGGCTATAAGCTAATAATATCCTAAATATGTGCGGTTGTTAAACCAATTAGCTGTAAGCTAGAGATATTATTTAGTGCAGCATTTGCAATGCTCATCCAGTCGATATTACTATTATAATCACTATCGTTAATTAAGAGAGTAGTTAAGGAACTAACGTCGGTCACGCCGGTGCGAGTTTTTAATGTAATCTCCTGTAAATTCTTAGCAGAATATAATGTAATATTGTTAATGGTATTTGGTAAGTGTAATACTTCTATCCCAGTATTACGTGGTAAGCTAACCGATGTAATCTGAGTACCTTGTGCCTCAATGCGCTTAATAGAAGTACTATTACCTAATGGTAATTCACCGCCAAGGTTATTACAGTTCTGAATGTCTAAGACTTCTAGAATTGGGTTATTATCAGCAATATTAAGAGTTGTGAAGTTACCATTTTCGTATGCAGTATTGGAAGTACCAATAATTAACTGACGTAGTTTATGTGTATGCTGGAAGTTGTTTGCTTTCATATAGAAAGAAGCTAGACCTTCAGCGCCAATAATTTCATCAGTAACAGGGTCACGAATGGCTTTGCCCGCGAGAGCCTAAATATGATTGGCACCATACACACGAATACGAGAGTCATTCATATCATTTAGAATGGATTTGAACTCATAAGTTACGCCTGCTTTCGCGCGGAAAGGACGAGCGAAAGTTTCTGCATAAGATATATTAATATACATATCTTGATATGGGGTAATGGTTAAATCCCAGTTTGGAGTTACCGCCATACCGCCAGGGTTATAGCAAGAGAACTCGAATAAATCATTGAAAACATTTGGTAATAGATATTTACTACCGAAATAAACATCCTAATCTCTGCACCATTGACGACGTTGATACTTTTTGCGGCCCTACATCATATCACGTAAGAAACGAGTTTCTTGGCGTGTTAGATAAATCTTCTGATTGGGATTATCCGCAGTATAACCGTAATCACCAGTGAAGGAACGAATGTATTTGCGTTCAACGTCTAGTCTCCAAATAGCCTCAGGATAGCAGTTCTGCACCTTATCAAATTCTTGAATTAGATGTTCTGCATTGAAGCATTTTTCACCGTTACTAGTAAATGCATTAACAATATCGCTGTTAAAGCTTTTACTTAGTCTGCGCCAGAATATAGAACCTGCGCCATTGAATACATAGGAAGAAGATGGGTCACCGTCAATGCGGTAATCTGTATCTTCTTTACCATATGGGAATACTAATTCCCCATTGTTATCAATACCAATTGCAGTATCCATATCGTAAGACCACATATCAAATGCATATTCAGTATAGTATTGTTTACTATTATCAATGTCAGTGTCTGAAGTACGAACAAATGTACCATTCCACACGCCGCTATTCTGAGAGTCTGCGGTCGCATCATCATTTGGGTTCTCATCATAAGTATGAATCATTGCTTTAATGGGATTAAGTACCTTACGATGCTTACCTGTTTTAGCGAAGTGCCAGAAGGTATTCTTTGCGCGGTTATCCATCATTGTATAGTAATGAGTGAAGGCGTAGAAGAACGCAACTGATTGTCTTACCACCCACTCGTCTAACTGAGCTACGAAATCTTCATCAGAAACAGTAACTAGCCAAGTATAGAAAGCACGCCATACGCCGCTGTTGCGTTTCTGTACTGCTTTGGATTCATTCTTATCGCCGTTAACTAACTTGCCATCGCGGAAATTACCATAATAAGCATAGCGCATTTCAAATGAATGGTCGCCATCTAATTCTTCATTGAATAGTGACCAGTATCTCATGTTCTTTGGCTGGCCATTAGCATCTAAACCGGCCCATTCTTCCATTGTAATTGGGAATGTATATGCAATTGTTTGTACACTTTCGCCCGCGTCAGACTTAGCAGTAAAGGTATCTAGTAATTCACCAGTATCTTCATCCTTATCCTGCTCAGCATGGTAAGCTTCAATCATGCGCGCCTACGCATAATAGATTTTGCTACCGCTAACACTAGTATCAGTTGTTAAAGTAAAAGTACCGGTATAATGCCCGTTCTAAGCTAGGGTTGCGGAACCAGCTACTTCATAATACTTGCCTAAGTCAGCTTCAACAGGATTACTTACTATATCATAATAAATAGTGGAGTAGTAAACGCCAGACTGGAACTGAGAGTTGTTAGTGTTGTTATCAGAAATCTCGATAGTAAATTCATTGATATCTGTTGGGTCATATGCACGAGTATAGTCAGATTTCTTAGAGTCACCGATATTACCTAGTGCATAGAAGTGCCAATTCTTATCATTGAACTCTTTATGGTTAGTATAATTAACAACTTCTTTACCGTTAATCATTTCGGTTGTATGTTCATCATCGTTTTCGCGCACAAATAGTAATGCTGGAACAAATTCCATATCATTTTTAATGCGGTTATCGCGCAGTTTAGCGGGAGATATATAAGTAAGATACTCATCATATCTCTTCTGTAATAGTGCGTTATTAACATTTTCAGATGAAGCAATATTAACCTTCATATTAAAGAAGTTGTTTGGAATAGAGGTTGCAGTTAAGGAAACCTTACTGCTATATCCAACTTGTTCTTCCCACTTAGAAGCATCAAAGGTTTCGCCGCTCGTATGAGCTTCAAGACATTTATATACTTTACCATTATACCGTACTAATGTATCATGTGTAGTATTATCAGACATTGTATATAGTAAAGAATAGGAAGTATTTGGCTTCCAAGTGTCTTCATCTTTCCAGTCTAAGCAGTAAGTAGGCTCATCCTGTTCATCAGTACCGTATCCTAAAATTAGAGAAGACTGATAGTTAGGAATGAAGGTTTCGCCCTTAACTTTATCAGAAGGATTGTGTATACCATCACATTCAAATAAGAAGTCAACATTACGGCCTGCATTACCATACTTATCAGAAGTTGTACCCTGACCTGCATGATAACCATTCTGAAATAACCAGTTATCTTCTTTACCACGGCTAGGATAAACTGTGCCGCCAGGTGCATGAATACAACGTAGACTTGAATTGGCTACGAAGTCTTTCTTACTAGTGGTAAAGCGTGGAGTATCAAGCATTAAAATCTTTACATCAGGTAATTTCTGAGCTAAGCGCACTGGGTCTAGAATAGTATCGGCAGTTTCATAAGGAGTAAAGTCATCAGTTTGTGTATCATAATAAATACAGTTACGCTAATAACGCACAATACTTGTTGCCGCGTCTTTACTATCTGCAATAAAGTTACGTAATACCTATTCGGTATTAAGCGATGTATTGTAAATCTTCATTCTGTAAATGTAAACATCGCAATCAGGAGAACCAATATGAATTGGAGACTCATAACCAGTGCGGTGATATAGTGCCTGAGATGAAGTATATGGATATGCCTTACTTGGGCAACCATCTTCATAAGACATTAAGAAGGTAGCTTCGCTATCTTTGTTAATGTTTATATCTAGTTCAATCTTATCCTCTTCGGAATAAGGGAAGTATAGATAGGTATTGGTCGCGGCGACGCCGTTAATTTCAGTATTAGACGCAGAATCGGTCTTTAACCAACCATTGTGTGCGTTTAATTGAATACCAACTGACTTAGCAGAAGCACTTTCACTTGTGACGCCCATATTTGTAAACCAAACAGCATTGGCATCGCGCACTGCCGCAGTTTTAAAGATAACCTTTAACTCTGCGCCATCACGGAATACTGTACTTCTGGTTTCATAAACGCCATCGCCAACCTGATACTGATAGCTTTTGAACATAGTATAATCAAACTCGGCCCAAGTTCCTGCTTTTATTAAGAAGTAATCGCCATCTTCATCAGTACCATAGCCGCCGTTGAACCAGTCAAAATTATTGGAAACGGTCATATTATAATTATCATTAGACCACATACGCTTGTTAGAAGTATTAGTAACACCCATGGGATTGAAATCTAATACTAGATTATCAGTAACTGGAGCAATATCAATATTCAAACTAGACACATTTAATGCAATCTTAATTGATGCATCGCCAACTTTAATCATTAAGATATGTCCTTCGCTCGCGGTTGCAATATAGTTCCAAGTTCCACCATTAGTACCAGATAGTGTTACAGTATTAACATTTACATTATCTACATAGTATTGAACAGTATAGGAGCTGCTGCTTCCACCTGCTACAGTATAAGGAATAGATACTGTATTATATTGAGTAACATCATTATAGTCGGTTTCAGCGGGCGGGTCGCTTAATGCACGGTATGGAGAAGCAATAATAATATCATTGCTTGTGCTATCATACCATATAATATCACGGTATACATCATTAGAGTAGATAGTACGATTATTAACAGAAGCAGTAACATATAGGTGTAACTTATAAGCGCCTGCAACCTCTTGAGCTGGAATACTGAATGGCCCAGCTGTAGTCTGGTTTGCACGTAAATTAACCGTTCCAACTTCAGTTCCATTGAGTACGAAATGCACTACCTTCTCAATGTTACCAGAAGCAGAGTATGCTAAAGAAGGAGAAGTTCCAACTGTATTAACAGAGTTTTCACTGAATGTAGTAATGATAGAAAGGTTAATAACTGTTACTTCCCACTTCATTGTCTTATACAATGTTGCATCTTCTGCATCTGTAATAGTTAATTCAAATGTTTTCTTACCCAATGTGTTACAATAATCTGTAACGTTAATAGAGTAGAAACCTGTCGTAGTAGTTTCTGGCCAAGTATTAGAAGCATTTTCTGGGTCACCACTAGTCATACTTTCATTATCTACAATAACAGTATTGGTAGAAGTTTCAACTAATGTGTAATAAGCACCTTCATTAGCCGCGCCAGAGGTATAGAAGAACTTTAATTCTACTGGCTGTGTTGAATTAAGAGCCTATGTTAAGTTACGTTCGGTAATACGATAAATCTTTTGATTAGATATAATACCACCGCCGCCACCTTCAGGTAGTTCAATCATTGCTACAGTCTTTACTTCACTAATACGAGTCCATTTTCCAGCAGTCCATTCTGCATCATTATTAGCAGTAATGCACTGATAGATATAGCCGTTATATAATACTCTATCATCTACAGCATAGGAAGTTTCTGCAACCCAAGATGGAACATCTAGGTCATCATCGACTTCATTTTCTGTTCCATAATTATATTCATAGAGTTTCAGATAATACTTTGCATTATCACTATTATAGACTTTATCAATGTTATAACGTTTAATATAATTAGTATCTAATTGCTGTCCAATTACTACTGCCTGTATTACGTCTTTATCTAAATCCATATCGTGAACTACGGTAAATCTGTAATGAATATATCCAGTAGATGGAGTTCCAACATAGTAATCAGTATTTAGATCTGCATTTTCAATCTGTGGTAGAGTATCAGTAATAATAGCAGATGAATTGCCGCTTTCTGCTCCACCGCCACCACTAATTAAGTTCCATGCATTATCTATATATTTCCAATAATAGTATTTACCATCATCCTTCTGTAATAAATAATCTGCATCAGCAGTAGGAGTAATGGTAGTAGTTTTTGTATCATTTGTATAAAGGGTTGGCATACCTGTTTCTGCATCATAAGTAATGCAATCTGCATTTACAATAATGGTTGCAGACTTAGGTGTAGTTTCTAATGTGGAAACGCGCCCGGCAATATTAGTAATATTAGATTCGGCGCTTGTTACACGAGAAGCTAGGGTGCCCGCGTCCGTTAAGGCTTCACCGCCATCAATCTTATCTAAGCGGCCATCTAAATTATTTAATGCAGCCTCGACAGTAGAAGCAACGGCTGCATTACCAACAACGGTTTCAACCGCAGATAAACGTTCAGTTAAGCCGCCGGCATCATCATTTTCGGGGTCGGCCGCGTGACTAATCTGAGCCGCAATTTCATCAATACTATTATTATTAAGAACAACACTTGATTCAATTGCGCTAAAACGCTGAGCGAGAGAATCTTCAATAGGCTCACCGGTTTCTTCATCAGTTCCTAAATCTCGATGCGCCGCCGCAATTTCTGCTTCAAGCGCGGTCGCGCGGTCATCTATACTATCTATCTCTTGATTTAAAGTTTCTTCTGCCTGAGCAATAGAATCCGCCAATGTTTTACCTACGCGCGCATCAAGCACGTGACCATCATCAAGTGTATAGTCAACATCATTATAAATATCATTCTTATCAACTTTATTTAGGTCACTATAGTTCTTAGCCGCCGCTTCAGCCGCATCAATTGCATCCTTTACAGTACTTTGTGTACTAAAGTTGCCGCCAATTACATTGTTAATTGCGCTAATAGCATCGTTTAGAACACGACCTTGATTAGCGCTTAATACTTTTGTATCTGTATTAGTAGACTACAAATTATCAACAATATCTGTATAGGCTACACGCTGAGAAATTAGCGTTTCATCATTGGTGATGCGGGTATCTGTAGCAGAAAGACGCTCATTAAGAGTGCTATTATTACCACCGGTACTATTCTTTCCGCGGGCATTAGCAATTTCAGTTTGTACATTGATGAGTTGCTGTATCATTGAAGGCTGAAGCCCAGGTTTTGGATTACCATCAATAGCATTTAATCTTTCAATTAAACTGTTGTAACCATCGCCTGCAGCGCTCTTAAAGTTATTTGCGGCAACAACTGCTGCATCAGCATTCAATTGAATAAGAGTGTCAAAATTAGACAATCTATATTGTAAAAGATCAAACTCTCCGCGTGAAGCTATAATCTCTAGGAAAGCATCATTAAATGATTTATTTAATGTATTAAATTGTGTCGCTAATCTTGTGTTCCTATCTTTAGCTTCAGATTCTAAATCAACTAATCTTTGCTATAAATTAGATTTAACGATATGATTACCGTTTTGATCTACTTCATTGGTACCAAGGGCTGCTAGAATCTAACTATATGCTTCTTCGCCGTGTTCTGCCCATTCAGTTGAAGATGATAAAGTATTCATAATATCACGAATATTACCTTCAGCTGTACTCATTCTATTAATTATTGGAATGGTAGCCGTATCAATACGATTCTGTACTTCATATACATCCGCCTTTGACTCAGCCGTATCTAATGCCATAGCTACGCCCGCTTCAAGATTGTTCATCTTATTCGCAGTAATCGGATCTTCAGCCACCCAGGTAGTAGGCCCAGCATATGTAATACTATAATTATAAGCCATTTCCTTTTACCTCCTTAAAATATTTAATCTCTTAAGAAGAGATTATTCCTCTATTATTTTTGTCGAGACGACACGGAGTTTTTATCGCTTTTTTATTTATGGCAATAAAAAAAAGACGGATTATTTTTCCGTCTTATAATTTAACTTTTCTT